TGGCCTGATGAGTCTTTGGAGTTCCCTGAATGTGATACTCCATACAGATATTTGAATAGTGGTTTATACATTGGTCGTGTAGATGAACTCAAGAGGATATTCTCTGATCCAGTAGAAGATTATGAAGACGATCAACTCTACTTCCAGAAGAAATATCTGAGTGGAGAATATGACATCAAATTAGATCATGAATGTTATGTCTTCCAGTGTACTGATTATGATGTAAGAGTACAAGATAAACGACTCTATAATCCATCAACCATGTGTTTCCCATGTGCATATCATGGAAATGGTAGTGGTGATGCTAAACGAAAGTTAGACAGTCTTTATTACACTCTCCGTGGTGAGATAACTGATGAAGATGATATGTCAGTCACATATCTTGAGACCAAAAGTTATAACATCATTCAAGATGACATCATCATGATTGATTACATGTCTCCATCAATGTGTGAGGAGATGATTCGTATTGCAGATGAACATGGTGGTTGGGGTAGTTTGTCTTATGATAAGTTCCCTGCACAAGAGATTCGACTGAAGAGATTGAAACTTTGGAGTGCTATGTGTGACCACTGGGAGAAGGTAGTGAATCCAATCATTGAGTATCACTGGAATCCCATGTTGATGTATGGAATGAGAGATGCTTTTGTGATGAGGTATGCTCTTGATACACAAACGAGTTTGGCCTTACATAATGATGCATCACTAGTGACTGGTTCAGTGAAACTAAACGATGACTATGAGGGTGCAGATCTTATCTTCCCAAGACAGAAGTTCACTAACAATGATGTACCTGTGGGTAAGTGTATTCTCTTCCCAGGAGCTGTTACTCATGGACATGCCTGCACAGAGTTGACAAGTGGTGTAAAATACAGTCTGACTATGTGGTCACAACGATACCCTGAGGACGAGGTATGACTGACTTTGACAAGATTAAAGAGTATTTGACTGACAAATACAATGAGTTCAATGATGTTGAAGACACAAAATCAATGGAGATCATTGCTGATGTGTTCTATTTTGTTGAACATGTTGAAGCACAGAGTTTAGTGATGGGAGATGACATCAACTCTCAAATTCAAGAGAAGTTCATGAATCTTGTCACCGAACATGTTGCTCAGAGGGCCCTTGACAAGGAAAACTGACCTACATATACTAGTCAGGTAATCACTTCCAGACCAATGACCCACCAACTCATGCAAAAGCGTCGGTATCGTGTTGTTCTTGACCTTGAGATCTTGGATGATAGTCATCCAACTGATTTCAACTGGGATAAAATGCTAGACATTGGATCTGGAGAAAGTGTCCACGTTGTAACTGTTGACGACGAAGAGGAACTCTGGTGATACTGAGGGGGTCAACCCCTCTTTTTATTATAAATATATTCAGCGTAATTGTTGATGCACGATGAGTACATTAAAGGCCGATAATTATCGTAGGGCTAACGGTCAGAACACGAGTTCTTCCCAATTAGCACGTTACGATACTAATTTTCGTGCCACTTATGGTACAAACAGTGGCAATAATAGTAATGTGAATCCTCCATCGGGATACAACATCGGTAACATTGTTGGTTTCATTCCTAGTAGAAGGGAAGGATTCTTTGCTGGTGGTGTGGATGGAAACGATAACATTTATTGTCGTTATAATGTGGAGAATGGTAATAACAGAGTGAACGTATTCTGTCGTCTCCAAGAACAGAGATCCACTCCTAGCAACAACTGGATGGCTATTTGGAGAAAATAATATAAATAAATCCAGGCAACATTAGTGTTGATTCACAATGAGTACAGTTAGGTCAGACAATTATCGTAGGGCTAATGGGCAGAACACTAGTTCTGCACAACTTTCGCGATATGATACTAATTTCCGTGCAAGTTACGGAACAAATAGTGGTGATAACACCAATGTAAATCCTCCATCAGGATATAACATCGGTAATCTCAAGATGTTTATCCCAAGTAGAAGAGAAGGATTCTTTGCTGGTGGTGTGGATGGAAACGATAACATTTATTGCCGTTATAATGTAGAGAACGGTAATAACAGGGTGAATGTTTACACTCGTCTTCAAGAACAAAGACAAACACCCAGTAACAACTGGGCAGCCGTTTGGGCCAAGTAATTTAAAGGAGTATCATGCCACAGTATAACGAAGAAGGGTTTGAACTTGATGATTTTCATGTAATCATCAGAGATGGTGAACCCATGAGTATTCTCAGTTACGAGCCAGATCTTACTGGTGACCCTGATGCTGGTGAATATACAGTTCATAGAATCACTAAAGAAGATTTTGAGAATCTTACCAATAGTGCTAATTACGTCTGGGATAACACAAGTACAAGTGTTCGTTCAAAGAACGACACAGAACTGACTGAAGATCGTCGTGATGCAATGTTAGCCAGGAGACAAAATCTTCTTACTATGAGTGATCGTTACGTTCTTTCTGACTTTCCAATTACTGATGAAAAGAGAACTGAGTGGACAACCTACAGACAGGCACTCAGAGATCTTCCAGATAACACCACTGATGCACAAATCTTAGGTGGAACTATCCCCTGGCCAACCAGACCTGACTGATAAACCTTGTTATATCATTCGTTTAGTGAACATATAGGATTATTTGAAGGTCCTGGTTTCTCTGACAAACTACTGAGTTCTTGTTATAAGTTACAAGAACTCGATCCAGATTCTGATGGAAGTAGTAATCAGGGTGGGTGGCAAAAGAACTGTTTAGAGGTAGAAGACTTCAAACCTCTGAAGTATCTTTTGCTGTTGAGATTTGCTGAATACATCAAAGTATATAATCTACAAACTCCGATATATGCTGCGGTAACTAAGCTTTTTATCAACATCAATCCACCTGGTGCTGGAAACTATATGCATCATCACAGTGGTGATCAATGGAGTGGTGTATTTTGGTTGAGTGGAGATCAACATGAATCTGGGGATTTGTGGATCATGAATCCCATGAGAAATTCATGTCTATCTACTCATTTCTATGGATGTGCAGAACATAATGCCATCAACATCCCTCCACGTTCTGATAAGGGTGTGTTCTTTGGATCACATTTAATTCATTATGTAGATATAAATCGATCCGATTCAGATCGTGTTAGTATTGGTTATCATATAGATACATCTAAACATCCCAACAATTACAATTTTAGAATTGACCCATGAGTGAACTTCAAACTGTCGGCATGTCTGAAGAGATGAATGCCGATGAAATGGCTGCATTTATCAAAAAATTTAGGGGTGAAGAAGAAACCTTCATGCCTAGAGATGAAGACTGGATTGTAGAGAGATTTCTGCATCCATCAATCACTGATGGAATGAGGAAAAGAATCAACAAGGCCATCAAAGATAATGACCTAAAAGATATATCGAAAGAAAATACTACATGTCGTGGTAACTTCAAACAATATATTCTTGATGGTGTCCTTGAAGAAGATGACGTTGATTTCATTAAAGCTCAAGTCAGAGACATCATTGAGAAGAATGAAATCCTTGACTACAAATTTGATCTAGAGTTTTCTATTGCATGGACTGCTATTGGTAAGAAGGGAAGTTATCACATTCCACACACTCACTCTCGGGATGTTCCTGTTGATGTATTGAGCACCACCATTTATCTCTCTGCAAATGAAGTTGATGAATGTGATGATGGTTATTTCTATCATGTGTGGAGAGATGAATGTAATGGTGTAGAATACACCAAACCTGAACCAGGAATGATGTTGCTGTTTCCAAATTGGTTGGTCCATGGTACAATTCCTCAAGGATCAGGCACCCGCCAAACTCTCAACCTGTCCTTCAAAGTTGTAAAACGATGAATCTTTCCTTACAAGAAGTTGACGCACTAATCACATCTCTAGAGTTGCTTTCTAATTACTCTGAGAGACAACAAGAGGCGATCTCACCAGGTACAGATTACTCAGATTTGTATCGAAGGCTTAAAGATTATCGTCACCAACTGACAGTCTGAGAACTGTCCACGGCCCTCGCCTAGAGGGTCGTTTTTTTGTATATTGGCCATGTTGACACGGAGATGACTTGACCCACACTCCCTACACTCTGCGCCCCCACCAACAGGACGTTGTTGATGCGATGATCGTGCATGACAAAGGTCAGGTGATCGTGCCCACTGGTGGTGGTAAGACTCTCTGTATGATCCACGATGTGATCGAGAACTGCAAATATATTGACAACGGCATGACAACCGTTGTTGTTGCTCCCCGTATTCTTCTTGCAGAACAACTTTGCAAGGAGTTTATGGAGATTATGGATACAACTTACACACATGTGATGCACGTTCACAGTGGTGATGTTGAGTTCTTCCATACCACTAACCCTGAGAAGATTCACCTGTTCAACAACACTGCCCGCACTGCTGGTGAGAATGTTATCATCTTCACCACATATCACTCCCTGCATCGTATTCAGGAAGCTGACATTCAGGTTGACAACATCTATTTTGATGAGGCCCACAACAGTGTGAGTCGTCAATTCTTCCCCGCGACTGAGTTCTTCAGTTACGAAGCTGGTCGTGTGTTCTTCTTCACTGCCACTCCCAAACATTCTGTCACCATCTCCAAACCTGGGATGAATGATGGTTATGTTTATGGTCAGGTGATTGCGAATGTTCCTGCACCTAAACTGGTTGAGCAAGGTTACATTCTGCCCCCTAAAGTTGTGGTCAAGAATCTTCCCACTCACGAGTTTCAACTCACTGATTCTCAGAATCTGATTGAGAGTATTGAAGAGAACAGTGTGGACAAGATCCTGGTTGCTGCTCGTTCGACCAAACAAATCATCCGTTTGATGAGTCACTCTGACTTTCAGATTCAACTCATTCAACGTGGTTATTCTTGCATGTATATCACATCCAAGACTGGAGCTGTGATTGACGGTAAGAAAGTCTCCCGTGAACAATTCTTCAAGACGTTGAATGCTTGGGGTGTTGATCCTGAGAAGAAGTTTGTTGTTCTGCACCACTCTATTCTGTCTGAAGGTATCAACGTCAAGGGTCTTGAGGCTGTTATCTTCATGCGGAACATGGATTACATTTCCCTGAGTCAATCTATCGGTCGTGTGATTCGTCTGGGTGACAAGTCTAAGGCCTTTGGTCTCTGTGTCGTCCCTGTTTATGATCGTGTGGGTATCAGTACCTCCCGCAAGTTGCAGGCGGTCGTTGATACCGTATTTGAACAGGGTGAACCCGCAGTGTCGGTGGTCAAACGATAAACCGGCCACAGGATCTGCCAGGGGTCTCCTGGCAGACTATATTGGCCATGTTGAGAGGAACACCGATGACCACCACCGAACAGACCCGAGTCCAATTCCTGACCGAAGCCCTTGTTGAGGTTCTGAACAATCAATGGAAAGTTGATGCAATCGAGTCTGGTCATCAGTGTTACTATCAAACCGAAATTGAAGAAGGAAGAAAATATATCAAACTCATCACCTGGTTGAGCACATATGGCAATCGCGAACGCGGTAACTCTGCTTACATGTTCGTTGATAAAAAAACTGGTGAGTGTTACAAACCCGCATCTTGGAAATCTCCTGCAAAAGGTGTTCGTTATCTGATCACTCAACTTGCAGACAATCCCGAGACCTGCGATCCTTACGGTTCTTTTCTTTATCTCTGATGAAAGACTTCAAACCCTATTCTCAAGTCTGTTTTGATGCTCTCCGCGCAAATGTTGACAACTGGAGTGATCCTGCAAACCATCGGCCAATCACCCGAATCTTTTACGATCTGGTGTTCTGTTCTGGTTACAACCACACTGGGCTAATCAGTGAGGAAGCTCTCAACAATCCAACGCAACGTACAGACGATCATTGTCTGTCACCCCAGTTCATTTGTCGAATGATTATGGACAACCCAGACAAATATCTGGGTGATTATGATACCTTTGAGATGTTGTTCTTCCTGTCAAGAACTACAATCAAGGTGACGAAAGAGGAGAACGATAAACTCAGTGCCTTGA